CTTCAAGAATGGTTTGGACAAAACGACGGTAAGGGTTGGGTGGACTGTAAGACAGGAAAACCCTGTGGTCGTCAAAAGGGGGAGAAGCGTAAAGGCTACCCTGCTTGTAGACCTACGATGGCGCAGTGCACGTCTGCCTCTAAAAAGAAAAAATCGTCAAAGCGTATAAGCTGGAAAAACAAAAAAGCTAACGGCGGGTTGGTGAGGGTGTTTTGATAAGAGAGTGGGCAGAGGAATTATCCGAACCTACAGAGCACAACAACGGTGTTCCTGCCTGCCCATTTGCACTTCCCGCTGTTAAAAACGGCGAAGTTAAAACGCTTGTTTCAGATAACTTATGGCTAGACGTGTTGAATGAATCATCTAAGTTTCTTCAAACTGGTTATAAAGTTACGATGGTCTTTGATTTTAACTACGGAAAAGAGTATAATCAGTTAGAAGACGAATGCATGGCGATGAATAACTTCTACGCGGCGGCGGGGATAGACCTTTGGTTACTGTCGTACTTGAAAGAAAAAGCCATTGTGTTCATACAGCGTTGGACTGAGTTGGAAAACGCTGCTGTAAAGTTGGAAAAATTAGGGTACTATACGAACTATAGTACAGAAGATTACCAGCGCCACATCATGACGCGCAGAAATAGGAGTTCTTAAAATGCCAGGTAAACTTAATATGGTAAAAAACAAACAGGGTAAGATGGTCCCTGATTACGCCGCTGATGGAGTCGGTAAGATGATGCGTGGCGGGCAAGCTAAGATGATGCGTGGCGGGCAAGCTAAGATGATGCGTGGCGGGCAAGCTAAGATGATGCGTGGCGGGCAAGCTAAGATGATGCGTGGCGGACAAGCTAAACTCGGATACATGGACGGCGGTTGTGTAATGCCTGGTCGTGGCGTTCGTAACACAAACATGAGTTGATGCTATGACAACTTCAGGTTCAAGAGACTTTAACCTCGATGTAGCGGAGGTTATTGAAGAGGCATATGAGCGGTGCGGATTAGAAGTTCGCACTGGTTATGACGCCAAGACTGCACGTCGTTCTTTGAATCTGATGTTTGCAGAATGGGCTAACCGTGGGTTAAACCTATGGACAGTAAAGCAGAACACCATAACCCTTACGCAGGGCCAGGCACAGGAAACTTTAACTGATGATGTAGTTGATTTGCTTGACGTAGTTCTTCGCCGTGACGGTACAGATTACGAGGTTGAGCGGATTAGTCGTGGCGATTACGCCACACTCCCCAATAAAACAACGCAAGGCCGTACAAGCCAGTACTGGCTTAATCGTCAAGTCGATCCGGTGATTAATTTATGGGCTGTGCCAGAAAACTCTACGGATCAGTTGATATATTACTACGTGCGCAGGATCGAAGATGCAGACACTTTGGTAAATACGACCGACATGCCTTTTAGGTTCTTCCCCTGTATGGTAGCGGGTTTAGCCTATTACATAGCTATGAAGAGGTCTCCAGAACGCATCCAGCTTTTGAAAACAGTGTACGAAGAAGAGTTTCAACGTGCGGCTGACGAGGATCAGGGCAGGACTCCTCTTAAACTACAGCCTAGTTTAAGTTATTTGAGGGTATAATGGCTTACGCTAACGGAAAAAAGGCTTGGGGTATTTCAGATCGGTCAGGTCGCCGTTACCGCTTGCATCAGATGAAAGTTGAATGGACAGGCGCAAAGGTTGGCCCTGATGAATTTGAACCAAAGCATCCTCAATTATACCCTCCGAAAGTAGGCCCAGACCCTCAAGCTTTGCGAAACCCACGACCTGATAAGGCGGAATCATTACAAGTTTATGTTGGAGTGCCTACGGTTGAGGCTCCTACACTCGAACGCATTCGAGCTATTGGTGCCCCAGGGGAAGTTTCCGTTATAGGTACTACGGGTGGGGCTAATGCCACACCAACAGGTGTAAGTGCAACGGGTGGTGTTGGTACGGCTTTTGTAGACGATGTTAGCTTTTCTGTAACGGGAGTTTCAGGTACGAGTGCTATAGGTTCTGTAACCGTAACAACCACAGGATACACTACATATACAGTCACAGTTGCATCTGGAACAAACAGCTACGGGACGGGTAATAAATACTACATTGGCGGTTCTGTTTCTCCTACTCTTACTTTAAATGAAGGAAACTCTTACCGCTTTGACCAAAGCGATTCGAGCAATAGTTCACATCCTTTAAGATTTAGCACTACCGCTAATGGAAGTCATGGTGGGGGTTCAGAGTACACCACGGGGGTTACTACTAGCGGTACACCTGGAAGTGCAGGTGCTTATACTCAAATAACGGTGGCGTCAGGTGCTCCAACATTGTATTACTATTGCACCAACCATTCAGGTATGGGAGGCCAAGCGAACACACCATGACAATGACATATGGCGAACTGAAACAAGCCATTCAGGACTATACAGAAAATGACGAAACCAGTTTCGTTAACAATCTTCCTTTGTTTATTAGGTTGGCAGAAGAACGAATACTTAAAAGTGTGCAGTTAAATCTGTTTCAAAAGAACCAGTTTGGCACTATGTCTACGGGCAACGAGTACTTGACTGCCCCTTCCGACTTCTTAGCTCCTTTCTCGTTAAGTATTGATGTCAGTGGGGACAAAGAGTTTTTAATTTTTAAAGAGTTAGACTTTGTGCAGACATACAACCCAGACGCCACTACTACTGGTCAGCCTAAGTATTATGCTCAGTTTGACGTGGATAACTTTATCTTAGCGCCTACCCCAAATGCAAACTATACTGTGGATATTCACTACTTATATAGGCCCGCATCACTAACCGCGGGTGCGGACAGTGGGACAAGTTGGCTTTCCACTAATGCAGAGATTACTCTTTTGTATGGATCACTGATTGAAGCGTATATATACATGAAAGGAGATCCAAATTTGATGCAAATGTATAACCAAAGATTTGTGGAAGGGGCTTCCCGACTGAAGAACTTGGGCGAAGCTCAAGAGGTTGTAGATGAGTATCGTTACGGACAGATTAGGAAACCACGCACATGATTTCAGAGTTAAAGATAGATTTACCTAATGAATTTAAGGTAGAGGTTCATACCACTCAGAACCGTGGCTTTACGCCAGAAGAAGTAGCGGAACGGTGCGCGGAGAAAATTATTTCAGTTTCAGATGAAGCACACCCTGCGATACAAGCGCAGGCTCGTGCTTTTCAGAAGCGTATCGTACAGTTGGTGGGTTTCTATTTACGCGAAGCTGTTAAAAGTGATCGAACTACTGTATATAATGCAATCAAAGATGCGGGGCACCCTGACCTCGCTGAACTTATAAGGAGAATGTGACATGGCCTTTTCAGGAAACTTCATGTGCACCAGCTTTAAGAAGGAGCTTCTTGAAGCCAAGCACAACTTTTTAAATAGCGGAGGTAGCACTTTCAACCTTGCGCTCTACACCAACAGTGCCTCTTTTACTGCTGCGACTACAGCATACACTAGCTCAAACGAAGTGTCGGGCACGGGATACACTGCAAAAGGTGCGGCTCTCACTCGTGTTGATCCAACAACAAGTGGTACAACAGCACTTACGGACTTCTCGGATCTTACATTTAGTACAGCAACAATTACGGCTCGTGGCGCGTTGATCTTTAATGACAGTGCATCTGGTGACCCCTCGGTTATTGTATTAGATTTTGGTGGCGATAAAACATCTACCGCAGGTGATTTTACAGTTGTATTTCCAACAGCTGACGCAAGTAACGCTATAATCCGTATCGCGTAAGAGCTAAAAATGGCTTCTTCAACTCTATTCTCGGGATGGGGTAGGTCCACTTGGAATGATGGCTCCTGGGGAACTCCTGTTCTTAGAGTCTCAGTTGATGGAGTTGCGGCTACGGGCTCTGTTGGTTCTGTAACTATTACAGCACTAGCAAATGTTACGACGACTGGTGTGTCAGCCACTGGACAAGTGGGCCTGGCTACTACCGATGGTTCAGCCCTTGTACCCGCTACAGGGTTAGCAGCAACGGGCTCTGTTGGCACTACTACAGTCGTTGCAAAGGCTAATGTGTCGCCGACTGGTGTTGCTGCGACAGGAGCAATAGGCTCCGCAACAGTAGCCGCAGCCGCCGATGTTTCGGTTACTGGGCTTGCAGCAACGGGCTCCGTAGGCTCCGCAACAGTAGCCGCAGCCGCCGATGTTTCGGTTACTGGTGTTGCCGCAACTGGAGGCGTAGGCTCCGCAACAGTTACAGGAATAGCGAACGTACCTGTTACTGGGCTTGCAGCAACGGGTGCCGTAGGCGGTGTTACAGTAGAGTTGGGAATTACAGTAAGCGTCACTGGCGTTTCAGGAACAGGTTCTGTTGGGGCAGTCACAGCCGTTGCTAAAGCAGGTGTATCTGTCACAGGAGTAGCCGCGACTGGTGTTGTCGGAACACCTTTAGTGTGGGGACGTATTGTTCCAAATCAAAATCCAAGCTATACTCCGATTACACCATCTTCCACCCCAGCATGGAGTGACGAAACACCGTCTCAAACTCCAAACTGGGATGACATAGCAGCATAGGACAATAACATGGCAAGTACATATACGTTAAATAACGGTATCGAACTCATAGGCACAGGTGAACAGTCTGGTACATGGGGCGATACAACGAACACAAACTTTGAGTTGTTGGACACTTCTCTTGACGGACAAGTTTCCGTAACGTTAAGCGCCACGGGATCGACAGGTTCCCCAAACACACTTCCAGTTAGCGATGGCGCAGCTTCTAACGGGCGCAATCGATTAGTTATTTTTGGTGATGGCGGAGATATTGGTGGCACAGTATATGTGCAGCTTACTCCAAATGACGCTGAAAAGATTATCTATGTGCGTAACAACCTATCTGGTTCGCGCAGCATTTTGCTGTTCCAAGGCACATATAACGCAAGCAATGACTATGAAGTTCCAGCGGGGACGACTGCGGTTGTGTTCTTTAATGGCGCAGGAACTGGCGCAGTTGCTGCGAACGTATTTAACAACGCTCACTTTGATGGTTTAAATCTAGTTGGAAACCTTACAGTGACTGGCAACCTGTCAGTCGATGGTGGCACAATCAAGCTCGACGGTAATTACCCCACTGGCACAAGCAACGTGGCTCTGGGTGATACTGCGTTAGATAGCTTAACGAGTGGCAACTATAATACCTCAGTAGGAGATCAAGCACTTACAGCCAACACTACCGCAAGCTACAACACCGCTGTTGGATATAAGGCTGGATATAGCACTAGCACTGGGCAACTTAATTTATCTTTGGGTTCTTTTGCTCTGCATTCTAACACTACAGGAAGCCAATCTACTGCCGTTGGTCATACAGCATTGTATAGTTCCACAGCTACAGGCACTCCTAACAATACTGCGGTGGGATTTCAAGCGGCCTATACGAATACAACAGGTGCAACTAACACAGCAATAGGGTCTAATGCTCTGTTTGCAAACACAACCGCAAGCCGAAATACTGCCACGGGTGCATTCAGTTTGTATGTAAATACAACAGGTGCTTCCAATACGGCTACAGGTAGAAGTGCATTAGCATCAAGCACTACTGGTTCATATAATACCGCCGTGGGAGATGATGCTTTAAGCTACAACACTACCGCAAGCAACAACACGGCTGTAGGGTATCAGTCTTTGTACACTAACACTACTGGTGCTAACAACATTGCCCTAGGTTATGGTGCATTATACTATAATACTACCGCAAGTCATAACACTGCCACAGGTGTTTCAGCCCTACAAAATAACACCACTGGAGCCCAGAACGCAGCCTTTGGTTCTCAAGC